TTATCTTTTTTGCAGCTCATATTTTGAAATCTCCTTTTCCTGCAGCACACGCAGCAGCTTTGCCTGCATCCCTAAGGGCATATCCCCGATTTCATCCAGAAAAAGCGTTCCGCCGCTTGCCAGCTCAAATTTTCCCTTTTTGCCGCCCTTTTTCGCCCCTGTGAAAGCACCCTCTTCGTATCCGAACAGCTCACTTTCCAAAAGCTCATTGGGAATGGCGGCACAGTTAATGCTGACCATCGGCTTTTCCCGCTGCTCTCCGTTGTTGTGGATGGCGTTGGCGAAAACCTCCTTGCCTGTGCCTGTTTCGCCTGTCAGCAGAACGGGGAACATGGTCTTGGCGGCTTTATAGCCTGCCTTTTTGACCTCTGCAAAGCGTGGGCTGTTGCCGACGATTTTATCGAAGGAATATTGCGAGCTGTTTCTGCTGCGGTATTCCTCTCTGTAAAATTCATATTCGGAATATTTCCGCATCAGCTTCTTTGCAGAATCCAGAGTTTGCAGTCGGAATTTTACCTGTGCCACGCCTGCAATGACATTGTGGTTTTCGTCATATACGGCGGAGCGGTTTACCAGAAAGATTCTGTCCGAATCATCGTCCGATTTTTCGCTTAGGCGAAGAATGGCGCCTTCCTCTTGGTAGGCATAATTGACAATGTCAATCATTTTTGTATTGGGGATAATCTCTGCAATACTTCTGCCGATGGCATACTCTCTGGTGGTTTTCAGGTATTGGCAGTATTGCTCGTTTATATCTGTAATCACATCATGGTTATCGACAACGACGAAGCCGTCATCGGTCAGCGTCAGTATCTCGTCAAAGATGTATTTGTATCGTTTGTCTTGATTTATTTCTGTTATGCTCTCTCCTCCTTTCTTTTTATTTTAGCACGCTTTTTTGCGGTTCTATTGAAATTCTCTGTTTGGGGACTGGATTCTTCTTTTAGAGACTTAATTCTCTTTTTAGAGACGGTGTTCTCTGTTTGGAAACAAGACTCTCCGATCGGAAACACATTTCTTCTTTTGGAGACATAGTCTCTAAATAGAGACAAAGTCTTTGCTTGAAAAAACAAATGTCTTTTTCTGTAGAAAGAAGCATTTTGCCCCCTTTTCCGTTGCTACGGAGGGTAAATCCGTTTTATTTTTCGGAAAAAATGTTGATTTTCGTCCAAAGCAGGTCGGTGAAAAGTCGCAGTTTTCCTTGATTTCTAAGGCTTTTTCCGGAAAGGGGGGGGATTTCCCTTTCCAAAGACTGCCGCCTTCCTTTTTTGCTTTGGGCAGGTGGTTTTATTTTTTTCTTTCTGCCCTATATAAGAGCAAGAAGTGTGCCAAAGTTGGAATTCTGTAGAATATTTTTTTGTAAAAGGCAGAAAAGCATTGATTTTTCGGGATTTTTCTACATTCGGAAAAATTTTCTTGTTTTTTCTAAATGAAAATCAAAAAGAGACTTTTGTCTCCAAAAGGAGAATGTTTAGAAAAAATGGAGAGAAAACGGAAGGGGAGAGACAGATTTGTTTCTGAATGGAAAAGAAGAAAAAGGTTGTGCTTTCATAAACGCACCCTCTGCTGCCATATCCTCATACAAATCGGTAATGGGGTCTCCCTTGGATTGCAGATACGCAGCAGTGAAGGGGACACCCGCGGCGGAGGAGGGGTATACGCCTAAGCCATGGTTCACATAATAGGGATCTAAGCCGGCGGCAAGAATTTCGTCCTTCGTTAGCCCCTGTGTCAGCTGATGCACGATGGTGCCCATCATCTCCAAATGGGCGAATTCGTCAGGGTGTTATATCTATCGGTAATTTGGGGTTAGTTTTCGGGTGATATTTTGGGGAAGAGGATGATTTCAAAATTGTCGGCAGACACATTCTTTTTCCCTTTTATTTTTTTATGATATTCAACGTGATCCAGCACCTCTTTTAAAAGCTTATTCTTTTCGGCAGGGGTAAGCGTTTCATAGGTATCCAGAATATTTTTGATTTTAGGAATCATGGAAACTTGATTTTTTCTTGCTGCTTTCAGATTGGAAAGCTCTGCCTGTGTTTCTTCGATTGCGGATCTGATTTCTGCCATTTTTTCAGACAGAGTTTTATTTCTGGCGGTGAATACTTCGGGGGTATAAATTCCCGTTTCCAGAAATTCAAAAATCTTTTCAAACTGGAATTGCAGACCTTGCAGTTCCTGTTCCATATCTGCAATGGTGTGCTCCAGTGCCATGATTTTTGTGGAGAATACATTTATAGAGGATTCATCTTCCCATGTCGGTTCATGCTGCTTCATCCACAAGGAGAGGGCTTCCAGAATTTTTCCTTCCACCATATAAAGGGGGGAAGAAATCTGCGGGCAAAAATGCGTGTGGCAGATAAGGGATGCAGGTTGTCCTGTTTTGAGATAAGGGCGGCGCTGCATGGCATTTCCGCAATAGGAGCAATGGACAAGACCTGCCAAAGGATTTTGCATGACTCCATTTACACCTGTTGGTCTATAATGCTGCCTCATTTTCGCCTGTGCAAGATTCCAAAGTTCTTCTGAGATGATGGGTTCATGCAGACCATCAACGAGCAAATAATTTTCTGCCAGAGGACGCGTTTTTTTGATTTTTCCATTTTCCGTATGTTTTTTTTCGGGGCGGCGATTCCAATGGACTTTCCCGATATATACAGGATTTTGCAGCATACGGGTGACGGATGCGGTTGCCCATGTGCCGCCTTTACGATTGCGGATGCCCATCTGATCCAGACGCTTAGCAATGGTGGCGCGGCCAATATCGGCAAAGGTACCATCCGGCTGCGGGTCTCCATAGGCGTACAATTCATAAGCCAGCCTTACTGCTGCGGCTTCAGCGTCTTCTATTTCCAGAGTGAAGCCTTTTTCCTGCGGCAGCTTTACCCGACGATAGCCGAAGGGGGCAATAGAGCCTGCAAACTTTCCCTCTTTTACGGATGCCTCACGCCCACGCTGCATGCGGCGGAGGATGGTTTTATATTCCCGACGGGACATAAACTGGGAAAATTCAAAATATTCCTCATCAAATTCATCATTTGGGTCATAAGACTTCATGGGAGTGATAATTTTTGTGGAGCTATACTTGAAGGCATTTAAAATAATGCCCTGATCCAGAGTATTGCCACGACCGAGACGCTCCACCTCCATGACAAGAACGCCCTGCCAGATGCCGGCTTCCACATCCTGAAGGAGCTGCTGCATGACGGGGCGGCCGGCGATGGTTTCGCCGGAGAGGATTTCTTTATAGATTTTAGTAATTGGTAATTTTAATTTTTTTGCCAAGGCAAGCAGAGTTTTTTCGTGGCGGGCAAGGGTTTCGCCTTCGCCCAGCAGCTCCGCCTCTGCATCTGCTCTTGATTTTCTCAAATAAATGCAATACGGCATAGGTTTACTCCTTTCTCATGATTTTCCCTTGCCTGCATGATAGCACAGAACGAGGGAAGAAAAAAGCGAACACAGAAAATTTCCAAATTAAAAAAGCACCCGAAGGGGGTGCAGGGGATGATTATTGGGGAGGGTTGCAATCTTTGCAAGGAGTATAGCCTTCGACTTTGGCAGCTTCAACATTATATATCCAAAAAGAATCATAATTCAGATGGTAACAACCGTAGCTATGGTAGCGAGAGCCGCTTTCGGTAACGATAACAGCATGATCATGATAAAAGTGATACTCATCCGAGATTGCACCTAAATTATTTTGGTAGCGTTTTATTTCTTCGAGCTTTCTGCGTTCTCTATACTCTGCCTGCGTCAGAAGAAATTCCTTATCTGAAACTTCTGTTTTCAGGGTGGAGCATTGATAAGCCAGATAAGCATTTGCACAAAGGCTTACGCATGCAACAAGGATGCAGATTATGAAAGAGCGAGAGGGTGTACTCTTTTTTTCGGGTTGCACCTCCGAGGTTGGCTGCGCGGCCGGCGGAGGGGTTGGCTGAGAGGGTTCGGCAGCTGCCTCCTGCGTATCTGCGGGGGGTTCTTCATGCTCATCCAGAGATTTATCCCAAGCGGAAATAATTTCATCATAATATTGTGCTACTGCATCAATGATTTGCGGCAGCAAGGATGCAAATGTTACGCCGGCAAGAGTATAGCCATTGTAGTCCTTGCAGGATGGAATTTTAGACAGGATGGTCGAAACATATTTAATCAAATCATCTGAACCGTTGCTGTTATGCATGAAAATCCAATGTTCTTTTAAAAAGTCATTAAGAACAGCATTTGAATCTTTTGCCAAATCATAAACTTCATCCGGAGGAAGTACCTCATTTTTCAGCATGGAAGTATATATATCCATTGTGGCATCATAAATTATTTTATCATTCAGCAATTTATCATGAACTTCATCATGAACTATGAACATAGCAAGGGCATAAAGCATTAGCTTTTCATAATCTTCCATCGTTGCAGGTTTTGGAAAGATATCCTCATTTTCTGTCACCAGTTTAGCAGTTTTATACGAAGAAAGAAAAAGTGCTGTGGATACTTCTCGCGTAGATAATTTTTTCATATTTATTTCCCCCTATTTCTTCATGAAACGAAACAATATCTTCACGCATCATAACACAGGGGAGGGGGGTATGGGAATTGTGGAAAACATACAAAATTTGACAGAATAATTTTACATAAAAATTGATTGATTTTTTGAACGGTGAATGATATGATATATGAACGAACAAATGTTCTTATTTTGCGTGAAAAAGGGAACAGAGGGGATGGGATGTTATGGATTATAGAGAGGAAATAAAAAAACTCATTGATAAGACTCAGAATCAGGAAAAGCTAAAAATTATTTATAGAATCGTAAAAAGATATTTAGGACTAGAGTAAAACACTAGTCCTTTTTTTCTGCCAATTTTAAAGTAATATTTTCAAGTAATTTCCATTCATCTGTAGATAGTTCTGCCAGTGCTTCGATAAGCCGCCTTTTGTATGAAGGTTCTTCTTCATTTAGCATATCTACCATAAAATCTGCAATGGTTTCACTTCTAGTTTTTCTGATGAACATTTCTCCTTCTCCAGTTCGGAGCCATTTTTCATTTGCATTAAATTTTTCGCAGATATCTTCAATCAGTCTATCGCTTGGAACATATCCAGAAATTATGATTTTTGAGATATAAGGTTGAGATACAGAGAGCTTTTCAGCAAATTTTGTTTTTGTAATACCTAATTGTTTAATTAAATTTTCTATTCTTTCGCCAAATGCGTCCATTAAATCACCTCCTTTAAAGTCATATTATCATGGGTTGTTATAAAAATCAATAAAAAATATAAATGAGTTATAAAAATGTTGACAAGATAAACTAGTTATGTTATGTTATAAATAAGTTATGGATGGCGGAAAGAGAGGTGAAAATATGAACCAACAGGAAAAGCAGATTATCAAAAACATTGTAGCAGTATTTCCGATGTTAGATGAAAGCAATAAAAAATATTTGCTTGGTTTAAGTGAGGGTATGGTTTTGGTTCGGAAACAGGAAAATGCAAGCTAAAAAGGCAAAGCCGCCAAGCGGCGGCTTTACAGGGTGAAGGAGGTGGTGCGATGGCGGCGGTGTTGGAAATCGTAAAAAGGATAACAGGGTTCATTGTCGGCGTTCTGATTGGCTGCGCGATGGAAGGATGGGCATACAAAAAAATATGGAATCTAAAGAAACCCTCTCGTGTGAAGGAGATTTCTATCAGATTCCTGCAATGGGTGATTGTGCTGCTTCTTGTATTCCTGTTTCTGGTTGCGATTGACCTTCTGGGATATGTAGCCATTACTTATTTGCCAGTTTTCTAACGGCTTTCTGAATATTCTCATAGGCTATTTTACAGCCTTCCGGATTGGGAGTTTTTTCGGTTACAAAATGGAACAATACGGAGAAATACACATCATCCTCTTTGTTACAGAAAAGGCGAAGCTTTTCAATGGCGGCAATAAGAATTCTTACATAGTCGGGATTTCGGATATCAGAAACAAAATCCGTATAGGCAGAAACAAATTCACTGTAATGGATGGCGATGGTGCGGCGTTTTTCTTCCCTGCGAATGTAACGGGCGGAAAGATGCGCACCAACGAGAGTACCCAGCAGGGTGCAGATGGCTACTGCAAAATTGGAATTTAGAACATTAAGGACAAAACCGGTCAAATGGAAATACCCCCTTTCTATTCGTAAAATGTGACAATTTCATTATAGAGGGGTGGGCTTATTTTGGCAAGGATGGCTACAAAATTTAAAAATTTAGAAGCAGAACAGGCAAGAAAAGGATACACAAATGAGCAGATGGCACAATTCCTTGGCATGAGCAGGGGGAATTATGAAGCAAAGCTGAGAAACGGGCGGTTTTACGCGAGAGAGGCATTGGTTTTATGCAGGCTGTTTGAATGTGATTTTGTGTATTTATTTGATGAGGAGGAAGAAAAGGCAGTGGTTTAAAAAGGAGGTGGTGTGATGGAAGTATCAAAATTTGCAGAGGAGGAGCTGCGGCGGACGGAAGCGATTAAAAGAGACAAGACGCTGCAGGCGATGATTCAGACAAGGGATATGCAGATTCAGCGACTGCGGCGCAAGCTGAGACGGTGGCGGTGCATGGGAATGGCACTAATCACTTTGACAGTGATACTGCTAATTTATTTATAAACGATATGAAGAAGCAGGGCGGCGCGAACAGAGACCGATGGATTCCCCCTTAATACATACATTTTCAATGATTTCGCCCTGTTTCTTTATATATACAGAAAAACGGACAAAGAGCGGCGCATAGATTGAAGAAGGAGGTGGAGCGAATGGCACTGGCGATGGAATACACCAGCGGAAATGCAAAAATCAAAATTATGGATGACTTCTGCAGTGCGCCGGATCAGAAGGAGAGAGACGCAAGGATACTGAAACGAGTGGACGCGATTGTTCTGGCTGCCATTCGGGCGAATCCGGAAAAATACTATGCGCTGCTGAAGCAGAAGGAAGAAGCTGAGGAGCAGCTGACGGCAACAAGGAGAAAGAGTTGATTTCAATGACAAAGGAAAATTCGGCTTATACGGCAGGGACAAGATGCCGGAGGAAACCGATGATACCCCAGATAACGAAAGCGACCGCGGAGGAATTGGGACTTACTCCGGGCTGCGAGGTTATCTTTCACTACACAGTGATTGGGACGGGGGAAGAAAAATTGCGGAAAATACGGAAAAGGCGGAAGGGAACCGTAACAGACCTTTACGCGCACCTTTTCCGCATTACATGGACAGGGGCAAAGTGGAAGGAATGCTTTGCCTACAGCATGCTGCAGAGGAGAGAAGGAAGCTGGATAGAGATTAAGGGGGTGAGATAGGGATGTACAGCGATCAGGCATTTTTACTTTTAAGCGCCGCAGCGGTTTTGCTTGAGATGGCGGCGGTATGCTGGGTATGGGAAAGGAAGATGAAGCAGGCGGAGCAGCGGGAGCGGGAGGCGGAGCAGCGCAGGAAGGCGCGCTGCCATGACGACTACTGCGCGCAGGAGGCGGCGCGGCTATACAGAGAAAAAAGGAGGATGTAACCATGAACAAATTTTTACTTGAGGACTTTGCCGGAGGGGCAGTGGCGGAGAGAATCCGCTGTGCAATACAGGAGGTCTACGAAAACATTGCCAACCCGAACATGGAGGCAGAAAAGGCGAGGAAGCTGACGATTGAGCTGACCTTTAAGCCGGACAAAAACGACAGAACGGACGTGGACGTGACAGCTATCGTCAAGACAAACCTGCAGCCACAGAAGGCAATCATGAGCAGAATGATTGTGGAAAGCGACGGCAGGGGCAATGTTTTGGGGGCAGAATGGAACAGAGAGACCATGAAGGGACAGATGGAGATTGACCGGGAGGAAGCGGAGACACAGGAGACAAGCGGCGGCGTGATTGATTTGCAGGCGCAGAAAAGAAAGGTGGAATAAGGAATGATTAAAGCAGCACTGGAATACATCAACGGACTGAAAGCACCGAGCATTGAGAGCTACGGTGGCGGAACATATTCGGACAAGCCCTTATATCAGATGAAAAGACCGGATTTTCCGACACTGGAAATGAATACACTGGAAAGCGTTGTGAGATACCTAAAGGGGATTGACGACGAAAGAGAGCAATTTGGCGAGCCAACGCCTACGATTATACATATTGAAAGCGAACGCTGCGTGACGCTGAAGGACATTGCAAACATAGCAGAGGGCAAGAGGGACTGCATGGTGCTTGCCACGGCGGAGGTGCCGAGATTTAACTACGGCGACTTCTACGATGCGGAGAGCTTCAACATTGCTTTGCAGAGCAAATTTCTTGACACAGAGGACAAGGCAACCATTTTGCAGGTGGTCGGCAATCTAAAGGAGGACGCTGTGCGGACAATGACGGACGACGGCGTGAGCCAAGTAACGGCGGTGCGCACAGGGGTTGCGACAGTGGCAGATGTGAAGGTGCCGAACCCTGTAACGCTGCGCCCGTTCCGCACGTTCATTGAGGTGGATCAGCCGGAAAGCAGATTTATTTTCCGCATGAGAGAGGGCGGCAGATGTGCCATTTTTGAGGCAGACGGCGGCGCATGGAAGCTGGCGGCAAAGAAGAACATTTACAACTACTTGAAGGAGCAGCTGGACAAGGAAGTGGAAAGCGGTGCGGTTGTTCTGATTCTGTAAAAGAGAAAGAGAGGATACGCAAGGATGAACAAAGTTGTTTTAATGGGGCGGCTGACGAGAAGCCCTGAGGTGAGATATTCGCAGGGGGCGGAGCCCTTAGCGGTGGCCCGTTATACCTTAGCGGTCAACCGCAGGATGAAAAAGAACGGGAACGGCGAGCAGGAGGCGGACTTCATCCCTTGCGTTGCCTTCGGCAAGAGCGGCGAATTTGCGGAAAAATATTTCAGAAAAGGGCAGATGGTTGCCGTGACGGGGCGTTTGCAGGTGCGGAGCTGGGACAAGGACGGCGAGCGGCGATACACAACGGAGGTTATCATTGAGGAGCAGCACTTTGCGGAAAGCAAAAACAGTCAGCCTGCGGCGGCGGAACAAGGAAGGAAGGACACCGGAGAAGGCAAGGCGGCCAAGGAGAACGGACAGGCCCCGGCGGACGGGTTCTATCCCATAAACGAAGGTGTGGAAGATGAGGATTTGCCGTTCTGACGGTTAAGGAGGAAAAGGATGGAGCTCAGAACAAGCGGCCCAAACGGGCAGTACATGGTAAAATGCGGTGCGGTTTATTTGAATTCCTTATATGACGAAATTGGGAGAATATGGAGGGAGGATTTTTCAAACTGCAAGATTTCTGCATTATCGGTGATAGACGGAAATCATGGGATTTATTATGCCTTTATTGTTTTTGAAGAAATGAGGGAGGAATAAAGGCGGTGTGAACCGGAAGGGAGGGGGAGTGTTGCCCAAAAGGAAGATTTACATGGCAGTGACGAAGGATGCGCTTTCCCTTCCGCTTGCGGTGGCAGACAGTGCGGCGGAGCTGGCGGAGCTGCGAGGGGTGAAGGTGGAAACCATACGATCCTTAATTTCCAGAGGGAGGACGGGAAAGATCAAGCGTCCCGGATACATTGTGGTTGAGGTAGAGGAGGACGCGCCCCGAACGAAGGACGCGCCGCCGGAGAAGAAGGCAAGCCGCCGCAAGCAGACCGGAGAATTTGACGGGGAGATATTCCGGGAAAGAATCCGACTACTGCGGAAGGAAAGCGGCATGACAAAAAAGGATTTTGCCGCTTTTACCGGGATCGCTTACATCACGCTATACAACTACGAGAGGGAGAAAACAGTGCCGGGGGCGGACATGTTGTTTCGGATTGCAGCGAAAACGGGGTGTTCGGTGGACTGGCTGATTGGGCTGAAGGAGGAAGAAGGAAATGCCGAAGGTAACGATTTATGACACGAAATTTTGTGTAGGCAGAGGAGACCTGCCGTACAGTTTCCAAAGAGAGGGGAACCCTCATTGGGAGAATTTTAAAGCCCTGATGTGTTTTCTTGGTTCGATTGGGTTTTATGTGAGCGAGGACAAAGAGATGAAAAAGAAGTTCCCTTCTTTGAGCGAGACAAACAGAGTAGGTGGATTTGATGATTTGCGATTTAAAGCGCGGTATGCACCCAATATTTTTAAAATTGAATTTTATCAGGATGTATTTCATGAAAATCCGCATGGTGGGTTTTATGATTTTGATAAATATGGAAAAATGCCATATTTGATACAGAAGCGGTATGACTGGACGATGGAAAAGCTTCTGAACTATTTTGAAAAATGCGGGTATTCCATAGAATTTGGGAAGAACACCTGCAAGGGTGCCGCATTTATTGTTCATGATTATATCCGCAGTTGGCATCATCCGCAGGAAAATTGGTTTTTTCTGAAGGCTGTGGACGGGCAGACTGCCAAATATGAAATTAACGGTACAGACAGGGACGGAAATACATTGCGAAATGGAGAAACGAAATATTTTCGCGACTGGAGCGGTTATCTGCTGCGGGGAAAGGTATACCACAATATCAACAACATGTGGTGGGTTCTGCTGGCGGATGGGAAAGTGAGAAATGTGGCTTGTTTTGATTTATTTGACCTGAAGGAGACGGATTTCAGAGGGAGAAGGAAAGAACACCGACCGCCGAAGGAATATGTGGAGCGGAAGGAGCAGCTTTCTCTTTGCAGTGTGAAGGAGCTGGAGAGAGAGTTGAAAAGGAGAAGGAGGAAGAAGAAAAATGAATGAAATCACTGTTTGGTTACCCTGGGTTGGGAATTTGCGGCTGGATGAGCCGCCGGAAAACTTAGAATTTTATGTGATGAAGAGCTTTCACAATTTTACGGAAGGAACGGCGAAGGTGTACGAATTCGAGGACAAGCTGCGCTATTTAGACAATCTGCGGAAAAGTCTGCACGCAGGGAGCACTGACGAGCATGTCAGAAGGCTTGTATGCAAGCGTGTGGAGCATATCATGGACGAGCAAGACGATTTCCCGGACAGAAAGGACTTTCTCTGCATTGAATTTATGGAGCACTGCTTTGACGAAGGATTTATGCCATTTCATGACACCTATTATTTTGGAAGCAAAAGCGGAAACGAGGAGTGTCTGCGGTCAATTTTACGGATTATCCGCACGGTTGTGAATTATTCCGAAGAGGAATATGAAAAGCTGTTGGAGGAGGAATGAGCATGGATGCGGTAAAGTTTTTCAAGGAGAAAGAGAGGATGTGCAAAAGCCTTGGGGAAGGCTGTACCGGATGTATGATTCACATAAAGTCGCATGAACTGCGGTGCTTTCAGTTTTGTGAAAAACATCCGGAAAAGGCGGTTGACATTGTAAAAGAGTGGTCTGCGAAACATCCGAAGGAAACAAGATTGACGCGGCTTTTGAAGAATTACCCAAACACGCCGTTAAATGATGACGGTATACCTGTCTACATTTGCACAACTGATTTGGGGCTAATGGATATAGATGATTGCGACGATGATTGTGTTATCTGCTGGAACACGCCGATTGAGGAGGAATAAGCATGGATGCGGTGAAGTTTTTGAAAGAAAGAAAACGGATGTGTCATTTTTCCGGAGACACTTCCTGCCACGGATGCCCTCTTTACAAGGAGCGTGGTATATTTCAGTGCTTGCAATTTCAGGACCTATTTCCCGAGCAGACGGTTAACATTATAGAAAAATGGGTGAAGGAACACCCAAGGGAAACAAGGAAAGATGATTTTTTTGAAAAATTCCCTCATGCGAAAAAATTAAGTGATGGCATTCCCGAAGTGTGTGCGGCCAAAGTGGGCTATTTGCGTGAATGTCCACATCCGAATGTTGAGGATTACTGTAAAGAATGCTGGAATACGCCATTGGAGGAAGAATAAGCCAAGAAGGAAAGAGAAGGAGAAGGAAAATGAGAATTTTGCAATGCAAACTGACAACGATTGAGGCACTTTTAGGCACGGCGAGCAACAATAAAGCGTTGCACAGCGAATTTATTGCGAGCCATGCGCCCGATGCGCCGAGCCGTGAGGAAGAAATTGCGGCGGTGGGTGTGGATGAGGTGATTGAGAAGGGGACAACGGTGTTCTCGAGAAACGAGGACGGGCGGCCTATCCTGTGGGACTACCAAATCAAAGGGTTTTTCAAGGATGCCTGCGGTGTGCTGCGGAAGGTGAAGGGCACAAAGAGCAGCAAAATCAAGGCTTACAAGAAGGAAATTGACGGGCTTATTTTTGTGCAGGAGCGGCAGATTTTGGTGCAGACGGCGGAGGAGCTTACAAGCTGCCAGAGACCCTTGCGTGCCAACACGCCGCAGGGGGAGAGAGAGGGCCTTGCAAACAGCGAGGAGATTGCGGCAGGAGCTGTGCTGGAGTTTTCCATACTGGTGATGTCTGACGATTTGGTGCCGGCGGTGAAGGAGTGGCTGAGCTACGGAAAGCTGCGGGGGCTGGGACAATGGCGCAACAGCGGCAAGGGAAGATTCCTTTGTGAGATTCTGGAGGAACGGGCGGCGGAGTTTTCGGACATCTTAGACTGAGCAAGGGCTAAGCAAGGAGAGGCACTGCTTGGCATAGCGAAGGCACAGCGGAGCTAAGAAAAGCATGGCGAAAGCACAGCAATGGCATTGTATTGCATGGCTCAGAAAAGCACAGCAATGGCGTTGCATTGCAAAGAAAGGCATAGCAAGGGCATTGCATAGCTGCGCACGGACAAGCATAGCAAAGGCTAGGCAAGGCAAAGGACAGAAAAGCACAGCGAGGGCAAGGCCAGGCACCGAAGCGCAAAGATCTGCGTCGCAAAGCAAAGGCATAGCAAAGCAACGCATGGCGATGGCATGGCGTGGCAGGGTAAGGCATAGCAAAGATTAGCATAGCAAAGGCATAGCCTTGAGGAGCAAAGCACAGCAAAGGCATGGCTTGGAGGAGCAATGCGGCGCAAGGCAAAGGCATAGCAAGGAAGGGCACTGCATAGCAGGGCGAAGGCATCGCAGGGCATAGCATGGCTTTAGTAGCGGTTGAGCCGTTCGGTTATGAGGAACGAACGTCTGACCGACAGGTTGGGTGAGGTGACGAATGGACGGCGAAATATAGCGGTTTCCGAAGCGAAGCGAGGAAAACTTGCCCTATCATTGCTTCGCAAGGGCAGAGGATACATACAAAGGAGCAGGAGAGAGGGCGGAGCAATGAGGAAAGAAGAAATCTGCAACATGGATTGCCTGCATTGCGTGCATCCGGACTGCATCAACGATGAGACATTGACGCGGCAGGCGAGATATTATCGGAGGCACAGGGAGCGTGTGCTGGAGAAGAAAAAAGAGGACTACCAAAAGAGAAAGGCGGAGAAGGATGGCGGACTACAAGAAAATGCAGGAAAACATCAAGCTGATTTGCGAGAGGGTCAGCATGGGCGAGAGAATGGCGATGCTTGCCGAGGAGACAGCTGAGCTTGCGGATGCGGCGCAGCTGCTGCTGGAGAGCATAACGGAGAGCAGGAGGAGGGGGCGGAAATTCGCCTGCGGCAGATATGCAAGTGAGGAAGTGGAGGAGGAAATTGCAGACGTTTTGGCGGTGATGCTTTGCACCTTTGACGGGGAGACGATTTACAAAGTGCTTGACTACAGCGACAGCCATGCGAAGCCGGCACGGAGTGCAGGGGAACTGAAGAAGAGACTGCGGGAGTTGATTGCGCTTAGCGGCATTGTGCGGTACGTTGCATTCAAGAGGCGGAGGATTGGAAACAAGGAGAACCCGACAGACTGGAGACAGGAGCAGGCGGAGGAGTTTTTGAGCGTGTTCGTCGGAGGTCTGCTTGCGGCGATGAGCGGCATCCTGCGGCAGTGGCAGCTTGCGGGAATTGGGTGCAAAATGGAGCAGAAGCTGGACAGATGGGCAATGCGGCTGAAAGGAGAGACGGAGAATGGGAATGACCTACAGCAAGATTGAAAGAAGCTTTTGGGAGACGGACGAGGCAAGGGAACTGACACCGGAGGAGAAATACTTCTGGATGTACTTACAGACCAATGCGAACGTGAACACTCTGGGGTGCTATGCCTTCCGGATGCGAAAGGCTGTGGACGAGACAGGATACAACAAGGACACGCTGGAGAAGCTGCTGGACATCATGATCCAGCGTGGCATGATTCTTTACGATGCGACAACGAGAGAAGTTTTCCTTCTGCACTGGGGCAAGACGAATTGGAACCGCCAGACAGCAACACTGCGCGCCATGAAAGCCGATTTGAAGGAGATCCGCTCCGAAATGATAAAATTCAAAATAAACACGCAGTTAGAAAAAAGCGGCATTTTTACGAAGGAAGGCGAAAATGATAAAGTTTCCGAAGAAAATGATAAAGCCGAAAATGCCGAGATTTCAGCAAAAACAGCGAACGAAGGGAACAATCGGGAACAAACGGGAACAAACGGGAACAATCAAGGCGGAGAAGGAGAAGGAGAAGGAGAAGGAGAAAAGAAAAAAGAAAAAGAAAAAATCCTCAAGAGCGATTCCGAAGCGTTTGCTGCCTTCTGGGAGGCATACCCGAACAAGAAAAACAAGGCTGTTGCCGTGAAGCGTTGGGACAGCCTGCGCGTGACGGCAGGGCTTTACGAGAAAATCATGGCGGGGCTTGCCAAGGCGAAGCACAGCATGGAGTGGGCGGAGAGAGGGGGAAAATACATCCCCTATCCCTCAACGTGGCTGAATGCGGAGGGTTGGGAGAACGAATACCGACCGCTTGCGCCGGAGCGGCCAACACCGCCGCCTACAACGCCCGGCAACGATGCCCTTGCAAGCCGCAGAGGGCTGGTCGGCGGCTAAGGGGAAGGAGCGTGAAGCAGGATGGACGCGTTCAAGGATTTACACAGCGAGGAGACGGAGCGCGCGGCTTTGGGGTGCATGTTTCTGGACAGGAGCGCGGCAGCACTGGGGAAAACGATGCTGCTGGCGGAGGACTTCTACACGCCGATGTATCGGGTGATTTTCGAGGCGATGCAGGGGGTAGAGGAGATCGACGCGGTGACGGTGATGAACGAGCTGGCGCGCAGGGGCGAGGCTGAGAGGATCGGGATTGACCGGATTGCGGGGATTACGCACGAAATATCCACGAGCGTTTACCTACGCAGCTACATAGACGACCTCAAGCGGCTTGCTTACCTGCGGCGGGTGGTGCGGACGGCGCAGGAGATGGCGCAGGCGGCATACAGGCAGGACATTGGCGGCATTGACCGGAGCATGGCAGCCATGCGCGGGGACGGCTGGGGCAGCGCGGAGATTGTGACGCTGGCGGATGCCACGGAAAAGCACATTCGCGAGATTGCGGCGTTACGGGAAAGCGGCAAGAAAATCGTCGGCTTGCCGACGGGCTTCACTGACCTTGACCTGATGCTTGGGGGACTGCGGAACGGGGATTTCTGCATTCTGGCGGCAAGACCGAGCATGGGCAAGAGTGCGCTTGCCTTAGACATTGCGAAGCACGCGCAGAAAAGCATGACGGAGCAAGCGGACAGGGTGGTTTTCTTCTCACTGGAAATGCCGGACAAGAGCCTCGGAAACCGCGGCTACACATCGGAATTTCTGATTGACAACGACCGTTTTGCGGTGGGGGCGAATGATGCGGCATGGCAGGAGACGCTGCGAGGGGTGGCGGAAAACCGCGCGGACTACGAAAGCGGCGCAGGGCGGCTGATCATCCGAGACGAGACGGGGCAGACGGTGGAAAAAATGAGCGCGTTTCTGCACGGCTTACAGGGACAGGGAATCCGCCCGCGGTTCATCGTGGTGGACTATTTACAGCTGATTGTGAGCAAGGGGCAGGACAGGGTGCGTGAGGTTGGGAACATCAGCCGCGGCTTAAAGCAAATGGCGAAGGACTGGGACTGCCCGGTTTTGGCACTTTCCCAGCTAAGCCGAGGACCGGAAGGGCGCGCCGACCACAGACCGATTCTTTCGGATTTGCGTGACAGCGGCGACATTGAGCAAGATGCGGACGTGATTCTTTTTCTTTACCGTGACGAATATTACTACCCGGACACGGAGAAGAAGAACACGGCGGAGCTGAACATTGCGAAGCAGAGGAACGGTCCGACAGGAACGATTGCGCTGACATGGATGCCGAGAAGCACGACCTTCCGCAGCGCGGCAGGGTTCCATGAGACGAAGGAAGCACCGCCAAAGGAATGGGTACAGGAACATCTTTGATTTCAAGGCGGACGAGGTGATAACATGAAAAACGAGAAGCAGGAAAGCCCGGCGGCAGAGATTCTCTGGCTGCGAGGGCTTCGCGCCTTTGTGGCGGAAAACAGCACAGAGCGGCTTTTGGCGGAGGCGGATGCCCTAGATGCGGCACGCGCGGAGGCGGAGGCGGACAAGCAGACGCTTTTCCTGCGAACGCTTGCGCTAATCGAAAAAGGGGAGAAGGCGGACTTTTACAGCCGGGTGCTGCAATATGCGGAGCTGAAGGAGAGAGAGGAGAAGGGCGGCGCAGAGAAGGCAATCCGCAGGCATTGGGGGGAGCTGCAGCAGATGGAGAGAGGGATAAAGCGAAGATATGAAAAGCTGAGGGAGGGGTGCAGGTGACGAGCAAGAAAGAGATGGCGCGGCTGATTGCGCAGATGGCAGACACGCCGGAAACAACGCAGTGGCTGCGGGAGCGGAACGAGGCAATGCGCAGAAGTTTGCGGGACATTTCGCTTTCCGCAGTGCAATATGACGCAGTGGGCGGGCGGAGCGGACACGGGGACAGCACAGCCGAGAAGGTTTTGAAGCGAGCGGAGACAGAGGAGCGGATCCGCACCAACGAAAGAGCGATTCGAGACAGGCTGCGCCTACATTCTGACTTAAGCCTTGTGATGGCGGAGGCACTGACGGCGGAGGAGCGGACGATCATCTGGGGGAAGCATGCGGAGCATCTGGCATGGGAGCGGGTGGCGAGGAAGGCGAGACTTTCCAGAACTGCCTGCTTTCGGAAGGAGGCGGAGGGGATGGAGAAGCTTTGCAGGGCTTGGGATGAGAAGGAAAAAGAAAAAAGCAAGGACACCTGAGGTGTCCTTGCTTTTTTGGTGAGACATTTTTTTATTGAGGCGGATTTTTATTTTATGGTAAAATGAAACAATAAACGGAGTTATATTATGGAGGTGAAGAATATGCAAGAAAGATGCGACATGAAAGAGATACAGAAGATGCTAGGTTCTTTCAGTTGTCCGGAGTTAGCAGAATTGAGTGCGCTAGCAACAAAATATAAAATGAATTTTGCCGATTTGGGAATAAAAAGAGATTTGATTGATCCGAAATTAAAGGATAACCTAGAGGAAATATCAAAAGTAATGCGTTTATGGAGAGAAAATATAGATTTTCAATCATTGGAAAAGACAATAGAGACATTCAAGACAAATAATTTTTTTGAAAGTCCTGAATATAGTGCTTTGATTAAGAAAATGGAGGAAATTGCAAAACCGGGTGCAGCTTTGCAAAAATACTGGAAGGGTGCACTGGATACGATGCAAGAAGTGGCTCTCCATAACCCGAATGCGGTGGCAGATTATCTCGAATCAGTAGGGAAAGAGTTTGATTGTTCTGTCATTCAAGAAGAAATATCTTTCAGCGAAGAAGAGATAGAGCATATTTCTTCGGAGGAATTTGCAGAGGCTTTTAAAGAACAGCTTGAAAATCCGGAAGGATTTCAGGAACGGGTTGCGAATTGGACAGAAGGAAAGAGAAAGGAATATTATATTTTAAGGGGAGTAATTAGTATTGTGATTCATATTATATATGATGTAGCACTGCTTCCTTGGTTGCAAAGTCTTGTAAATCTAAAGTGAAGTTAAGAAGAAAATGAAAAAGGCAAGGACTGAGGTGTCCTTGCTTTTTTGGTGAGACAGTCTATTGACATTATCACTAAAGTTAGTGATAGCAGTTTGTGCATATTGTCACTTGAAATAGTGATATGCTTTTGTTATGATAAGAATACGAAAGAAGGAGGTGCATAAAATGGGTATCAGCTATGACAAAATGTTGAAGCTATTTCAAGAAAGGGGTATCACAAGCTACACGATGAAAAAAGAAAAAATCATCGGGCAGGCAACCTGGAAGAAGATTCAGGAGGGCGGAAACATTGACACAAAGAGTCTGGGTGCCTTATGTGGGTTTCTGGACTGCCAGCCGGGGGATATACTGGAATATGTGAAGGATTGAAGGGAGTGGATGGAATGAGCGAAAGAGAAATGGCGGCAAGCTTACTGGAAAGAGTTCCTGATTACAAGATGGGCTATGTATTGGCATATTTGCAAGGGATAACAGCGGACGAGGCTGCGGATGATGCTTTTTGCGAAAGGATGTACGAAAGCTATCGGAATGATCCCGATCCGGAGAAGGATGTTACCTATTCTTTAGAGGAGTGCAAAAAGGAATGGGGGCTTGATTGATGTACAGAATCATCATCAAAAAGAGGGCGAAGAAATTCATTGACAAGCTGCCAAAGCAGGAGAAGCTCCGCCTTGTAACAGCCATTGAAGAATTACCGAACGGCAGCGACATCAAGAAAATGAAAGGGCATGACGACCTGATGCGGCTGCGTGTGGGTGATTATCGTGTGGTTTATACGGTAGACAACGGAGAATTGATTGTACTGGTAATTGATGCAGGGAACAGAGGAGAAATTTACAACAGATATTGAACGGAATGGGTGCCGAAAACGGCGGAGGAGTGAGAGAAAAGCGCTGCGAGGTGGTCAGTTTTCCTCGCTTTGCTTCGGAAACCGCTATATTTCGGCGTTCATTCCTCGCCTCACACAGCATTCGCTATACGTTCGCTCGTCATAAGCGAACGCCTCAACCGCTACTAGTGCAGCGTTTTTTTTATTTTAAACTAAAAAATGTACGATTTGGGACGATTTGGGACGATTTGGAACGATTTTGTACGATTTTGTACGATTTGGTACGATTGATATGATATAGTGGTATACAGGAGAGCTCGCGAGGGTTCTCCTTTCTTGTTTCCTCCTTAGTAGCGGACGTTGTCCTTGCTTATGACGAGCGAACGACTGACCGGCAGGTTGGGTGAGGCGAGGAATAAGGACAACGTGTTAGCGGTTTTTGAGCGTAAGCGAGAAAAACTTACCTACCGTTAGCGGAAGGCAGTTTTTCAGCTGCCTTCCCTGCATAAACAGGGGGAGGGGCTGCATAAAATGCGCCGGAAGGGGCTTTTTCGGGGATTATTTAACTCTTTGGGGAAGTGTTAAGCAGAAGCGGCGAAAAATGGATTTCTTCCTAATAAGGGGGAGAAAAAGAAATATTTAACACAATATGGTGTTATGTTAAATAAAAAAAGAGCGAGGAAAGCGGCGAAAAGTATTGAAATTTCGGGCTTTCTTGGCTCTTTTGCATTTATGCGGCGATATACGCACGGAAATTTATGCAGAAAAAAATCGGCACCGAAAACAGCAAAGTGCCGAAAAAAAAGGGGGTGAAAAGGTGGCGAGCAGCAACGAAAAAAAGATATACGAAAACATGGAAAGCCTTGAAGAATGGGCGTTTGCGGGACTTTCGCAAAAGGAAATGGCGGAAATGCTGGGAATGGCATATTCTACATTTCGGGATCTGCGAAAGAAAATTCCGGCACTTTCGGCACTCTTAAAAAACAGTGCCGATTTTTTGAAAGCGGAGCAGAAGAAGGAAGTTGAGAAGGTGGAGGTTTCGCTTTTGAACCGATGCCTGGGCTACAACGCGGACATCAAGAAGCACATGAAGGTGAAAAAGCCGATGCTGGGGACAGGCGGCGAGGTTTTGACGGACGCGAACGGGAAGGTCATCACCGAGGAAGTGCTGGAGGAAGTGACGGAGCAGCAGCACGTTCCTGCGGACGTAGGGGCAATCAAATTTTATCTTTTGAACAAAGCAAAGGACAAATGGAAGGAGAACCCCGACAGGCTGGAGCTGGAGAAAAAGCGCGTTGCCAACGACACGAAGCGCACGAAGCTGGCGGAACAGGCGGCAAGCGGCGGCAGCGTGAGCGGAAAGACGATAGAGGAAATCTTGGAGGAAGCGGAAAGCGGTGGTGCAGATGCCGAGGTATGACGTTTTACGAGATGCGAAGAAATACATTGAAGCCTTTCTTTGCATCAAGACAAAGGAAAGCAAGATTGTTCCGTTTCGTTTGAACTCTGCGCAAAAGCGGCTTTATGACTGCATCAAGGAACAGCAGGCAGAGGGCAAGCCGATCCGCATTATCATTTTGAAAAGCAGGCAGATGGGCTTTTCCACGCTGACGGAGGCGTTGATTTATTACAAAACGGCGACCAGAAGCAACGTGAACAGCTTCATCATCACGCACAAGGACGATGCGACCACGAACCTTTTCAACATGAGCAAGCTATTTCAGGAGAGAAACCCTGCGAGACCGCTTTTAAAGAACAGCAACGCCAAGGAATTGATTTTTGAAAACCCCACGAAGAACCCGCGCGAAAAAGAGCGGCTTCCCGGACTGAAAAGCAAGATAAAATGTGCGACAGCCGGGGGCAAGGGTGTTGGGCGAAGCGACACCTTAACGAATGTGCATGCCTCGGAGCTGGCGTTCTGGCCGGGGGAGATTGCGGAGACCTACGCCGGACTGATGCAGGCGGTGCCTGCGACAAGGGACAGCATGGTTATTATCGAAAGCACGGCGAACGGATTCAACTTCTTCAAAAGCATGTGGGATGACGCGGTAGCCGGCAGGAATGACTACATTCCCTTCTTTGCGGCATGGTTTGAAATGGACGAATACCGTAGGGAATGGCACGGGGAGCAGCTGACGGAGGAGGAAGAAGCACTCAAGGCTGCCTTCGGACTGGACAACGAGCAGATCATGTGGCGCAGGTGGTGCATCCGGAACAACTGCAACAACGACATAGACTTATTTCATCAGGAATACCCGTCGACACCGGAGGAGGCATTTATTGCAACGGGGGCAGGGGTATTTGACAACAGGGCGATTATCATACGGCTGCGAACGATGGAGGAGACACCCAGAAGGGGACGCTTCACCTACACAGAGGCACAGGAGAGGCTTGACCGTATTCTTTTAAAGGAGCGGCGTTTTACCGAGGACGAAAAGGGGGAGATTCTTCTTTTCAAGGAGCCGGAGCAGGGCAGACCCTACACGCTGGGCGGAGACACGGCAGGAGAAGGGAGCGATTCCTTTACGGTGCAGGTGATTGACAACATTACAGGGGAGCAGATGGCGCGGCTGAAATGGCAACGCTGCGACGAGGACACCTATGCAAAGCAGGTCTACTGCCTTGGCAGGTACTACAATGACGCACTGGCGGCGGTGGAGACGAACTTTTCCACGCACCCACAAAAGGTGTTGGAATACTTACACTACCCGAAGCTTTATGTGCGGGAGATCTACGACAACTACGAGGGCAGGCTTCGGAAAAGTTTTGGCTTCCAAACGAACGGGCTGACGCGCCCTGTGCTGGTGGCAACGATGCAGGAGTTCATGCGGAGCAACTTACATCTGGTACATGACAGGGACACCCTGCAGGAAATGCTTTGCTTCATCCGCAACGAAAAGGGGAGAGCGGAGGCGGAGCAGGGCGAGCATGACGACCTTGTGATGGCTTACGGGATTGCATTGATGGCAAGAGCGAGCGGACAGCAGCGGATGGATGTGCCGGAAGAAAAGAGGGAGAAGAAAGCGAAATGGACGGCGGACATGTGGGAGGACTACAGAAACGCCGGAGCGAAGGAGAAGGAATACCTGAAAGAGAAATGGGGTACGCCATGGTAGCTATGGTAGCGGTTGAGGCGTTTGTTTATGAGGAACGAACGTCTGACCGATAGGTTGGGTGAGGTGACGAATGAACGCCGAAATATAGCGGTTTCCGAAGCGAAGCAAGGAAAACCTGCCATGGTAGCGGTTGAGGTGAAAAGGGGGTGATGGATTGAAATATGTGATGCCCATTGAGGACAGGAAGATGGTGGGCGTGATTGGGGACTATCTCAGGGAGCGGAACGAGAGAGACTATGTGCTTTTTATGACGGGGGTCTACCTTGGGCGCAGAATCAGCGACATTTTGCAATACAGGGTACGAGATCTGAGAGGAAAAGACCGCATTGCCATTGCGGAGCAGAAAACAGGGGAGACAATCCTATTACCCATCAACCCACACTTGCAAAAAATATACAGGGATTTTTTCAAGGGAAAGAAGGACTATGAATTTGCGTTCCGCAACAGCAGGAGCAAGCAGAATACGCCGATTTCCAGAATACGGGTATGGCAGATTCTGAACGAGGCGGCGGATGCGGTGGGCTACAAGGAAAGCCTGAGCTGCCACACGCTTAGAAAGACATTCGCCTACTGGCTATACATGGACACAGGCGGAGACATTGTGATGGTGCAGGAGGTGCTGGGACACAGCGACCCGAGCATTACGAGAAGATACATCGGGATTGACCAGCAGAAGAAGGAAAAGGCAATCAACGGATTACATTTTTAATTTTTGAATTTGGAAAGGAGGGGACAGCTTGGACGGGAAGAAGAAAGCGCAGGGAAAACTGCCGCTGTGGCAGGAGAGACTACGCAGAAACAGCGCAGCGATGCGAGAGGAATTTGCGCAGATGGACAAGAGAACCGCCCTTTACAACGGGACGCGAGAGATTGACAAGGTGCCAAACGCGAAAAGCCAAGGCACAGCACAGGCAAGCGGCGTGCGAAACATTGTGGCGGAGCTGATGGAGGCACAGGTTGACAGCAGCTTTCCCATGCCGAAGGTGACGGCAAGAAGGCAGGAGCATGAGGAGCTGGCGAAAACGCTGGAGGACTTCCTGCGGAACGAAACAGACCGCCTGCCATTTGAAATGCTGAACGACATGGACGAGAGAATCACACCCATACAGGGGGGAGACATTTTCCTTGTGGAATGGGACAGCAACAGACACACCCACGAGACGAGAGGGGAGCTTTGCGTGAGCCTGCTGCACCCGAGGCAAGTGATTTTTCAGGACGGGGTAAACGAAATCAACGACATGGACTTTATCATTGTGCAGATGGGAATGTCAAAGAAGCATGTAAAGGAAAAATACGGCGTAAACGTGGATGACGAGACGGAGAGCGACCCCCAGAGCAGAGGCGGCAGAAGCACGGCTGAGGACGTTGTGACCGTCAATTTCGGGTATTTTAGAAACGAAAAGGGCGGCATCGGGCGATACACATGGGTGAATGACATGGAGCTGGAGGACTTGGAGGACTACCAAGCAAGGAAGATGAAACGCTGCACGAAATGCGGGGCGGACATGACAGGCTTGGACAGCTGTCAGCACTGCGGCAGCACGCAGGCGGAGGAATACGACAGCGACGAGATGGAGCTTTTCGAGGACATTGAGACAAGGAACGGCGTGATTCCCATGATGACTGAGGCAGAGACTTTTCCTCCGGAACTTCAAGAAGCAGCGAAGCTGGTTTTCGGAGAAAACTTCCGAGGCGTGAGCGAGAACGGCTTGATGATGGACGAATTCGGGAACGCTTACGAGGCTGAGCCGATGACGGTTGAGGTGCCGACAAGGATTCCGAGATATAAGCCGGACATTTACCCTATTGTGATACGCAAGAACGTGAGCAGCTGGGGGAAGGCACTGGGCGACAGCGACATTGACAAAATCATGGACCAGCAGAACATGATTAAGAAATGCGACAGCCGGATTCAGGAGAAGCTGGACAAGGGCGGCAGTATTTTCACCAGAAGCGAAAAGACGGAGGTTTCCAAGACGGACGAACAGCTGAGAGAGGTTATTTTTCAGGGGGCGGACGAGGCGAACCTTTTCGGGATACATAATTTACAGGTGGACACGAGCCAAGACCAAGCCATTGCAGAAGCGAACTACGAGCAGGCGCGGCGCACATTGGGAATCACAGACAGCTTTCAGGGCAGACCCGACCGCACGGCAACCAGCGGCACGGCAAAGCAGATTGCGGTGGCGCAGAGTGCAGGGAGACTGGAAAGCAAGCGCATTATGAAAAACGCAATGTATGCGGATTTATATGCTGTGATGTTTCGTTTTCTTTTGGCTTACAGCGACGAGCCGAGGAGCGTGCGGCACAACAACATTGACGGCAGCACAACCTACAGCGAATTCAACAAATACGACTATCTGGCGCAGGATGCGGCCGGGGAATGGTACTGGCTGGACGATTTCCTATTCAGCGTGGACAACACCTCAAGCCTTGCAGGGAACAGAGAATCTATGTGGCAGGAGATCCGCATGAATTTGCAGACGGGGGCATTCGGCGACCCGGCAGACCCTGAGACGCTGATTCTATTCTGGGAAATGATGGCAGGGCAGCACTACCCCGGCGCGGCAGAGATTCGGGAGAGACTGGAGAAAAAGAGACAGGAGCAGCTGGCGCAGATGCAGATGCAGCAGATGCTTCCGCCGGAGACACAGGCACAGATGCCGCAGGGGGCAGAGCCTATGGGCGTGCCGGACATGGCGGTGGAGGATGCCGGAGGTAGCACGATGGAAATGATGGGAGGTTTGACAGGTGGAATGTAAAGAATGTGGCGTAGAGCTGATGATCAGCGACAGGGGGAAGCTGCTGTTTGAAAATGACGACAGGGCAGACATGCCGACAAGGGCTTACTATATCTTCAAATTCAAATGCAGAAACCCTGCATGCGTGAACTATGACAAGGAGGTTCACGAGGAAAAGGTTTATATTGACGATTGATGAAAGGCTGGCAGCGAAAGCGACCGGCTTTTTATATTACCGCCATGCGCAGCGTAGGGAAACCAAAATGCGTAGAAATGGAGCGAGTGGATGAAAAAGCGAGGAATGACGGAAGGGGGTGAACGATATGAGAAAGCATGGAAACGGGCTGGAAGTTGGTAGAGCCGGCACGATGGAAGTGAAGGCAACAAAGGGGGCTGAAAGCACAAAGGCACCCAAGAAGCAGACAGGCGGCGACCTGAGAGGTAATAAGCGCTAAGCGCTAACTTGAAATCAGGATTTCAAGTTGGGAGACAGAGGAAGGAACAGAGCAGTTCCGGCGCAAGCTTGAAACTGCCTGTTCTCCTCGGCGGAAATAAATTCCGCCTGCGGAATGGATGCGGGGACACCCCTGCACCCCGTAGACGGCGAAAAGGAGGAAAGCAGAATGGCAGGATATGACGAAGATTTCTGGGGCGAGGACTTCTTGGAAGGCGAAGAAGGCGCGACAGAGGGAGAGGAAGGCACGGAAGGCATAGTAGCGGACGTTGGCCTCGACCATGAGGAGCGAACGTCTGACCGAAGGTTGGGTGAGGCGACGAATGAGGGCAACGTGTTAGCGGTTTCCGAAGCGGAGCAAGGAAAACTGACCGACAATGCAGGCGGCGAGGGCGGAGAGCCTGCGGACGATGACGAGGGGTTCAGCCCTGAGCTTTTGGCACGCATTGAGGCGGAAACGCAAAAGCGTGTGGATGCGAGCATTGCAAGGCAGTTTGAGGGGATTTTGAACCCCTACACAAACAAGCCGATTTTGACAGAGGCAGACCTGACTGCTTACCGCAGTGCATTTGCGGCAGAGGAGCAGAGACAGCAGCTGGAGGAAATGGGCGTTTCCAAGGAGGTTTTGGACAGCTACATTCAGAACCACCCTGCCATGCAGCAGGCACAGCAGGTGATCCACCAGCAGGAGCAGCAGGCGGCGAACGACTTTATGGCGAAGGAATTTGAAGCGATGAAGAAGGAGTTTCCGGACTGCGGACTGGAAAGCCCCCAGCAGCTGAACGAGACAGAAGCAGGCAGACGCGCCCTGCAGATGTGGGCAAACGCACCCGGCATTACGCTTGCGGATGCCTACGCGGCAACGCACAGAAGGGAAATCAGCAAGAAGCAGAGCGCAGCGGCAAAGCAGGCTGCCATGAATGAAATGAACAGCAAGGGACACCTGCGCCAGACGAAGGGAAGCAACGCAAAGGGAGATGTGCCGGCAGAGATTGCGGCGGAGTACGAAAAATATTTCCCCAATGCAACGCATGAGGAAATTGCGGAAATGTATTGGAAAAATCAAAAAGCAACGGAATGAAAAGGAGTGAGAGAACATGTTTAAAGTAAAAGACAGACAGAACAGCTGTGTAGAGCCTTTTGAGTTTTTGCCTGCGAAAAGCGGCGAGGTCTACGCCCTGGGCGAGGCACTGACCTATACGGACAAGGTGACAAAATGCGCGGCAACGGCGAAGCCTACACACATTTGCATGGGCCCCGGGGACGGAAACGTGGTTCCGGTGATGCCTGTGCTTGCGACCACAAGATTTGAAGTGCCCTATGACGCAAAGCCTACGGCAGGGACAGCGGTGACGCTGGGGACGGCAGGGCTGAGCGTGACAGCGACCACGACAAGCGGCGTATTTACTATCACAGATGTGGACGAAGCAAACGGAACAGCTTGCGGCTATTTCAGGTAACGGTTGAGCCGTCCGGTTATGACGAGCGAACGTCTGACCGACAGGTTGGGTGAGGCGAGGAATGGACGGCGAAATATAGTGGTTTCCGAAGTGCAACGAGGAAAACCTACCGACAGTAAGCGGCTGAGCCGCTAAATTAAACATAACGGATGCAGTCAGAGGATGACTGCTTTTTTATTGCAAAAAAAAGGAGTGAACTACATGAGCGGAATTATTTTTTCTCAGGCGAGCGGCCTGAACGACAGCGTTTTCGGCAAGAGTCAGGAGCCTATTAAAAGCATGATTACGGCCGGCGTAGAAAGTTTTGAGGAAACCAGCTTGCTGAGCAAGATTTTCTACATGGACAAGACAAAGAACTTTGCGGAGAAATATGCAACCATGACCTCTCTTGGCAACTTTCAGGATGTGGGCGAGAACGGCGCGACACCACAGGACAGCTTTCAGGAGGGCTTCTGCAAGGTGATTGAACCCAGCACATGGAAGCTGGGCTTTTCCATCACTGCGGAAATGATGGAGGACAACAAAATCGGCGATATCAGCAATGCGGCGAAGCGTTTTACCACAAGCTACGGCAGAACGAGAGAGCAGTTCGGCGCAGCACTGCTTTCCAACGGACACAATGCAAAAATGAAATGGGGCAAAAAGGAATACAGCATTACCTGTGCGGACGGCAAGCCCTTCTTCTTCAAGGAGCACCCCAGCAAGGTGGACGGCGTTTCGCTGAAGCAGAGCAACCTGTTCAAAGGGGCATTCAGCGTGCTGACACTGGACGCGGTGCAGGAGGCAATGCAGGACTTCAAGGATGACAAGGGGAACCTTTTGAACGTGAAGCCCGACACCATCATTATTCCCAACAGCGGCCCCTTGAAAAGAGCGGTTCTGGCGGCGGTCGGCAGTGAGCTTGACCCCAGAAACAACAACAACGCTTGGAACTTCCAGTGCGGCTTGTGGAACGTGCTGGTGTGGGCGGAACTGCCTAAGACCATCGGCGGCGAGCCTTACTTCATTCTGATGGACAGCGACTACATGCAGCAGTACGAATGCATGCCTTGGCTGGACAGAATCAAGCTGAAGGTGGACAGCTACATTGACCACAACACAGATGCCAATGTATTCAAGGGCAGAAGCAGATTTGCGGCAGGCTTCAACAACTGGAGAGGTGCGGCACTCTGTGGCGAAGGTTTAACCGGAGGCACAGACCTGACGGCACTGAACGCCTAAGTCAAAATCAGGATTTTGACTTGTGGAACAGAGGAAGGAGGCACGGGCGAATGAGCATTACTTGGAAGGAATTACAGGAAACGTGCCTGCGGAAGATGGACAGCTTGGACGGGGTGGCTCTGACGAAGGACAGCAACAACGCGGCATACCTTTACGGTATGCCTGCCGCCGCCAATGAAGCCCTGATGCTTTTGGCAACGAACGGGAGATACTGGAAGAAGCTGCTGACAATCACACAGGGAGAGGGAGAGACCGCCACAGAGGGAGAGCCTTTGGGCGGTTTTCTTGCCTACGACCTGCGGCAGCTGGCGGAGGGCTTTTACTGCATTGACAAAATCAAGCGGGCAAGCGGCACAGAGTACGGCACCTATTCAGGCTATTTGATGGAGGGTGACCATGTGCTGCTGCTGCCGGCAGAGGACGAAGGGACGTTCCGCATTTGGTACAACGCATACCCCACGCGGATTACGGCGGAAACGGCGGCAGACTTTCCCATTGACCTGCACGAGGAGGCGGCGCATTATGTGGCGCACTACATGGCAGGGCAGCTATACAAGCATGACGACATCAGCATTGCACAGATTTACATGAACGAATTCTTTGAATGGATGGAGCGGCTTGCGGAAAGCGGACGAAAGGCAGACGGCAGGAACGCCGGCAGCGGCGGCTGGACGAGTGTAAAAAATTACTATTAGGGAGGGGGCATAGGATATGGGGAGATTCAGTGTACCTTCCTCGCCTGCCCGAAATGTGGTGAAGATTGAGACCTTCAAGGGGGTTGACCTCAACAGCAGCCCCAGCAATGTGGAGATTACCCGAAGCCCCAACGCGCCGAACATGATGCGAGATGTGCCGGGGAAGGTGCGCAAGCGGCAGGGCTATGAACGGATTGCACAATTTTCCGGCAAGCGCATCAACGGGGTTCACATTCTCAGAAGCGCAGAGAAGAACGAGGAGAAGGTTCTAATTCATGCAGGAGACAGCCTTTATCTGGAGGGGAAGGCGATTTACACCGCCATGGCGGACGAGAGAAGCGTGGGGCGGCAGTTCTACGGCAAGCTATTCATTTTTGACGGGAAAAAGGCACTTTGCTACGGCGAATTTGAAACAGAGGAAACAGCCGCAGCCGAGACAGAGACGGACAAGGAGGAAAAGCCAAAGGCGTTCATGGTGAAACCCTTAGAGGATGCGGCATACATCCCGACAGTGATTATCAGCCGAAAGCCGACAGGCGGCGGCACAACCTTAGAGCCACTAAACCTCATCGGGCGAAAATGGAAGGAAAGCTTTCTTTCTGACGGGACGGCGAAGGTTTACCAGCTGACGGCGAAGGATTTGGATGCAGACAAGGTTACGGTGCGCATCATGACGAAGGAAGGCGAATGGACAGAGAAGAAGGAAGGCACAGATTTCACGGTGGACAGAAAGAAGGGAACTGTGACCTTTACGACCGCGCCGGGGGCAAGCCCTGTGGTGGGATATGACAACGTGGAAATCACAGCGGCAAAGACGAGAAAGGGATATGCGGACAAAATCAACAAATGCAAAATCATTTCGCTTTTTGGCGTGAACGGGGCAATGGACAGGATGTTTCTTTCCGGCAACCCGGACTTTCCGAACCGAGACTGGTACTGCAAGATGGCGGACGGGTTTTTCTGGGGCGACCTCTGGTACAGCACGCTGGGGCAGGACGGCAGCGCGATTGTTGGCTACAGCATCATCAACGACAGGCTTGCGGCGCACAAGAGCGACGCAGAGGAGGGGCGAAACGTCATCCTGCGCAAGGGGGAAATGGGCGAGAAGGACGCGACCTTCCCCATCATCGGGACGCTGACGGGCAGAGGGGCTTTAGGCAGCCACACCTTCGGATACCTTGGGAGCGAGCCTTTATTCCTGACGGACATCGGCATTATGGCAATTACGGCGGCGGACTTGACGGGGGAGAAATACAGCCAATCCAGAAGCTACTACATTGACAATGCGCTGACGGCGGAAAAGGGACTTGCGGATGCGTACGCATATATCTGGCGTGATTTTTACCTCATCAGCACCGGAGGGGGCAGGGTTTACCTTCTGGACGGCTTACAGAAAAGCTACGAGAGGGACAACCCCTACAGCAGCTTTCAATACGAATGCTATGTTTGGGAGAATGTGCCGGCAAGGGTTTTCTGGGAGGACAAGGAGGGGCGGCTTTGCTTTGGGGATGCAGAGGGAAACCTCTTCCGATTTTTTGACGATGTGACGAACCAGAAAAGCTACAACGACAACGGCAGGGCGATTTCTGCCAGATGGGACACGGCAGAGCTTTCCGGAAAGCTTTTCTACAAGAACAAAAACTTCCGCCGGCTTGACTTTGTGCTTGCGCCTGCGATTGCAACGGGGGCGAAGGTATTTGCACAGGTGAAGGGGGTCTGGAGTGAGATTTTCGACAGCGGCGCGCGGGCGATGTACTTCGATTTTACGCACATCAACTGGGAGAGAATCAATTTTTCGACAGACGACACGCCAAGAACGATTGGCGGCAAGATAAAAATCAAGAAGGTGGACAAGGTTGCATTCAGTTTGCGCAACGAGCAGCTGAACGAGCCATTCGGGATTTATTCTTTAGCCATGGAATACACAGAGAATGGAAATTATAAAGGATAAGGGGGTTATTATGGCAGATACGAAAAGAGAGGATGCGGCGGCATACGTCATTTTGGACAGCGCGCTGAACGGGAAGGGCGTTTCCGCCCAGACAAACCCCATGGAGAAGCCGGAGGACGAGGCGAAGGCGGTTTTTGATGAGCTTTCCAAGGACATCATCATTCCTGCCTTCAACCGCTTTGTGCTTTTCATGGCGGCGCAGCTGGGGATGATTGACATGACGAAGGACAGCGACAAGCCGATTTCCGCCGCGATGCAGACCGCCCTTGACAAAAAGCAGGACAGGGAGAAGCGAACCGGGAGCGAGACGCTTTACAAGGTGCTGACGGACAACAACTTTACGGATGAGGCGGCGAAGCAGCTTGCGGCAGCCTTTGCGGCACTGCACGAGCATGCGAACAAGTCACTTTTGGACGGGCTGACGAAGACGGACATTGACAACTGGAACGGGGCAAACGTGCTGACGAAGGACAACACGGAGCCTTACGAGCCGAGGGGCGAATATCAGCCGGCTACGGTGCGATTTGTTCTGGACAGGGTGGTTGCGATTGGGGCGGCAGACATGCAGGCGCGGATCTACGACCCACAGAACAGGCAGGCGGACATCTTCGGGGAGATAGACACGACAGCGGCGGCCCTGCGAAAGGAAATGGCAAAGGTCGCGGCGGATGCGGCATACATCATTGACGATGTGACCGGGGAGAAATACCGGCTTGGGGTTTCGGGCGGCGGCTTATATTACAGGAAGGAGGAGAAGGCATGAGCGAACCGATTTTTATTGCGCGGCAGGACACGCTGGAGCAGGAGATTCTGCCGGCACACTGGCTGGCGCAGTACAAGCTTTTCGGGGAGGAAAGCTACACCTTTCAGGACAAGGGAATCTGGAAGAAGCTCTGCATGAGCCGTGCGGCGGCAAACGACAGGGACATGCACGCAGAGGCATTGGAGGAAATGCTGACGACATTTTCCGCAGAGCACACAGGGAAATGGATGCTTCTGGTTTACGGGATGGACGCGGCGGCACTGGAGGGGCTTGCAACCATGGCGGCGATTGCGGCAAACGGCACAGCCATGGGGGCGATTGCAGACAATGCGCTTTTGATGCACGCCATCGCAAACAGCGAAACAGCCATGCAGCGGATTGCAAACAGCCAGACAGCCATGCAGAGGGTCGCAAACAACAGGGGGGCGATGGATGCCATCGGCAGAAGCCGGATTGCGAGAGACGCAGTGCAGGCTTCGCCCTACTACAACAGCTACATCAAGGAGAACGACATGGCGATTGCGAAACTGGTGGTTGGCTTTGCAAACCTCGAATCTGCAGGCTATTCCGGCTGCGCCGGAATGGCGGCAGATTCGACAGCCATGACCGCAGTTGCTGCGAGCAGCACAGCCATGACCGCAGTTGCTGCGAGCAGCACAGCCATGACCGCAGTTGCTGCCTCCGGTGTTGCGCTGAAGGCGATTGCACAGGCATACAAGAATACTGCAAATATGCTGCAATTCCTGAAGGCGGTGAATGCTTCGGATACGCTGATCAAGCGCATTTATAACACACTGACGAACGCAACTGCACTTTTTGGCACAGCACAGCTGGGCGGACAGGATAGTGTTGCGGATGCGAACAAATGGGCAACCACTTCCGCAGCACCCAATGCCTTTTTGGCGTGTGCGTGCGGTTATTACAACTCAGGCGGCGCGAGCGTGGATGTGACATACAACGGGACGGCGATTGCACAGAACAAGACGGGCACAAGACAGCCGGGCAGCGTAACAAGCACGAACGTGAACGCCATCACGATGGCACCGTCCACATTTACCGAAAATGGCGATGGTTGGCTGGCAGTGCAGAAATTTACTGTGAAATAAAGGGGGTGAAGGAGCATGAAAGGATTTTTGAAGGAATTGCAGGAGGGCAATGCCGCAGGCGGCTTTGAGACAGTGCGCACGGGGGAGGTTACCCTCACGCCGAACAAATGGCATACCATGGCGGTAATCAGCGGAACGGGAAAGCTGCTGCAGGCGGATTTGTTTGGGTGTATTCCATACAATTCTTCAGGTGCGAATATTGGCGAAGGTGCTTGGGATATGCGTATTCTGATAGACGGAGAGATATTTGCCGATGTGCGGATGGCTGTAGCCAGTACTAATTATGGCATGGTTGGACATCTGCTTGCAACGGACTTTACCTACCTTTTGCCGAGCTTGGAAGGGAGAAATACGATCTACCAGCGGGATCTTTTCGGAAATTTGCAGGTAGGAAACAGTTGGGTCAATATTCTGGCGGAAAAGATTACGGAAGGAAAGGGTTTCAGCAGTTCCGCAACCGACCGGAAGGATGGTTACATGAATGTGATTCCGTTTATCGGATACCTTCCTTTTCAACGTTCTTTGGAGATACAGATGGCTTTTCTTTTTGCGAATCCATCGGAGACATTGCCGGAGGGGCGGCAGTGCCGTGGGAGCGTGGACATTGCCTATCAATTAGACGAGAAATGAGGTGGAGCGGATGCAGAAGGAAGAAGCGCACGCAGGCAGCGTGGAGCGGCACTATAAAAACGGTGCTACGGTACGATTTTTAAGGGGAGAGCCGCCGAAGGAGCCGGAGCCTGTGCCGGAGACGCTGACGGAGCAGGAGCAGGCGATTTTGGAGACGGCAATCAATGTAGACTATTTGGTCTGCATGAAGGAATTGGAGATTTGAAAGGAGAGATTGCATTATGACATACGCAAGACTGAAAAAGCTGATTGAAAGAGGCGCATACGAAAAAGAGGATATGCTGAACAAGCTGGATGTATTCCTGATGGCAAACCGCATCACAGAGGAGCAGTATCAGGAACTGGTCGGCATGATGGGATGAAGGGAGACAGGCGCATGACAGGTGCATTTTGCAAGGTAAACATGATTGGCGGCGCGCTTTTGGCGGCGATGGCGGCGGCATTGGGGAAATACTGGTTTCTCTTTGCCGGCTTTCTGGCGTTCAACCTCATCGACTGGCTGACAGGCTGGGCAAAAAGCCGCATGAAGGGGGAAAGCTGCAGCAAGGTAGGCGCGATCGGCGCGATGAAGAAGGTCTGGTACTGGGTGGTAATCGCCATCGCCTTTTACATCGGCTATTCCTTTGCGCAGATGGGCGAGACCATCGGCGTAGGGCTTGGATTTATGCAGTTTATCGGGTGGTTTGTGCTGGCGAACTATCTGGTAAACGAAATCAGAAGCATTTTAGAGAACTTGGTGGAAATGGGCGTAAACGTGCCGCCTATGCTGATTAAGGGACTGAAGATTGCAGCGGAGCGGATTGACGCTGCGGCAAGCATCGGGGGCGAGGACGATGGCAAATGAGACGAAGGCATGCAGAGACATCGGCGCGCTTTTGCCTGCGGCGCAGGCGGCGTGCAGGGCGTTTCTCAGAGAATGCGAAAAGGAGGGACTGCCCGTTTTGATTACGGAGACCTACCGCACGCAGGAGCGGCAGGACTACCTTTACGCACAGGGCAGGACGAGAGCCGGCACGATTGTGACATGGACGAGAAAAAGCCGCCACACCGGACGGCTGGCGTGGGATATCTGCAAGAACGTAAAGGGGCAGGAATACGCCGATGCGGCATTTTTCGACAGATGCGGAAGGATTGCGGCGCGGCTGGGAATTACATGGGGCGGCAGATGGGACACGCCCGACCGTTCCCATTTTGAGGTAACGAGCGACTGGAAGGAAAAGAGGGAGACAGAGATGGAAAAGCGATACGAAACGCTTGCAGAGGTGCCGAGCTGGGCAAGGGAACTGGTGCAGGAGATGCTTACAAGAGGATGCTTTGCAGATCCGCACCGACTGCACCTGAGCGAGGACATGCTGCGGACAATGGCACTGACAGACAGGCTTTTAAAAGCAAGGGAGGGAAGGAAATGAACGAACCTTTAACATTACTGAAAAGCCCCAGAGACGAGAGGGACTGGCATTACGGCAGAATCGTATGCGCAGGGGGAGAGCTGCCGACGAGGGTGAGCCTGCGGCAGAGCTGCGGACCGATTCGCAGACAGGGCAAGAGCGGCTTTTGCCACAGCTTTGCAGGGACTGCGCTGAAAAATTTGCAGGAAACGCAGGACTGGGGCGAGCGGAAATACAACTTTTCCCCTCTGGGGCTTGCCAGAGCGGTGAAGGCGAGAGACGGCATTGCCTTCACAGAGGGCAGCACGCTTTTAGACGTTTGCAAGGCATTATGCAGTGATGGGGTGTTTGACGAGGTATTTTACCCCTTTGCAAGCTACGACCAAGAGAGTTTCAAGAAAACAGGCAAGCTGACCTTTCCCCCGATGGCAGTATCGGCGGAGGAGGAGGCGCACCTTCCGAAATACTACTGCAAAAACTATGCGAGGGTGGACACGCTTGAGGAAGTGAAGCGCGCTCTGGCCAATCAGAATCCCGTGCTTTTAGGGATGACCTGTTCGGAGGAAATCTATTCGCCCACAGAAGGATGTATCGGACTGCCTTTAGGGACATTTCTGATCGGGGGGCATGCCGTGCTGATTATCGGCTATGACGACACGAAGGAGCGGACGATTCACGGCAGACACTACAAGGGCTTTCTGGAATGCCAGAACAGCTGGGGCGAGGACTACGCAGACCATGGCTTTTTCTGGATTCCCTACGAATACATCACCTACCGCACGAAGGACCTAGGGATGGGGTTTGTGATGGACATGTATACCGCGATTGACCTTGCAAGGGAGGATTTGCAGGGGACGGCGGTGGAGCTTTTCATCGGGAAGGACAAGGCATTTGACGACGGGAAGGAGATTTCCCTTGACCAGCCGCCCATTGTAGACGAAAAGACGGGGCGAACCTTGGTGCCCCTGCGCTTTGTGGGCGAGAGCCTTGGATGCAGGGTGGAATGGCTGGCAAAGAGCCGCCGCATTATCATCCGCAGCAGGGCGCACGACATTGAGCTTGCGATTGGCAGCCAGACGGCACTGGTGGACGGCGGCAAGCGGCTGATGGAGCAGGCACCCATCCTTGACGAGAGAACGGGGCGGACGCTTGTGCCCCTGCGCTTCATTGCAGAGACGATGGGGCATGCGGTGCTCTGGGACGGAAAGAGGAGAAAGATTACGATTTTGAAAAACTGACATAAATAACAGCGGCATAAGGAAAAGCGACAATGCAGGCTTTGCAAAGTCGCTTTTTTCGTGCAAAAAATAAGGAGGTGAGATCTTGGCAGGCTATTATAACCCGAAAAAGGACTACGCGGCAGCCATCAAGTCGGAAAAAAACCCTGCAAAGAAGGAGCAGCTAAAGGCAGAGAGACAGAACAAGATTGATGCCATGAACGCCGCGGGGACGAACAAAAAGGGCTACACCAACAGCATTTACGGCGGCTCTTATAGCTCTTCCGGAAAGGGAAACTCTTCCTCCGGCGGAGACGGAAAGGGAAATAGCAGCGGCGGCTATTTTGACAAAAATCTGGACTATGCGGCAGCCATCCGGAACGAGAAGAACCCCGTGAAGCAGGCGCAGCTGATTGCGGAGCGACAGAACAAACTGAATTGGATGAACGCGAGCGGAACGAACACGAAGGGCTACACAAACGACATTTACGGCGGGATGCCGCAGGCAAGCGCACCGCAGGGGCAATACCGCAGCACGGAGGCGGCACTGAACAACACGAACAAGGCGGCAATACAGCCGACAGCGACCACGCAGACCCAGACAGAGGCGGCGGCAGAGGCGGAAAACCCGACCGCGCCGACCTCCTTCGGGAGCACGGACGCGGCGCAGCGGGCAGCCCTACAGGCTTACATTACAAGACAATACGCCCACCAGAAGGCGGAGAGCGGCGAGGGAACCTACAACGGGGACGGGAGCATGAGCCTTCCCGACCAGGGGCTTTTAAAAAGCTATCAGCAGAAATACAACGAAGCGAAGGCGGCAGGCGACCAAGGCGGCATGACAGCGGCGCACAGCGCGGCAGAGAAGCTGAGGGACAACTACAGATATTATCCCTTAGCGCACAGCAACGGCTACGGCTTAGGCGAGAACGACATCGGCTGGGTACGAGATTTGGTGGTGCGCGGTGACGAGCTGGGGAACAAGATTGTAGACCAATACAACAGGGGTACCTTTACACAAACGACCTATGACAAGGACGGCAATTTTGTGAACCGATACACCGGAGGGGACATTGCCGGACACGATGCACGGGTTGCAAAGGAGATGCAGAGAGTGAACGAGAAATTAGCAGGAAAGGAAAACAACACCTTTGCCTTCCGGCTTTCCGACCCGAATGACGTGAAGCTTTCCAATGCGGAGCTGCTGGCGAAATACGGCGGCGGCATTACGGAGGGGAACAACGGCATCGGGCTTTACACTGCGCCGAACGGAACGGCTCTGAAAACAGCATCCGGCGGCGGAAACAGCGGCATGGCGGCAAGCGGCACGCCACTGGCAGCGGCAGGCTACGGCACAGGACAGGACGCGGCGGCGAATTCTATTTACGGGCAATTCGGCTACTTCGACCCGAACAAGGACTATGCGGCGGCGATGAAGAACGCAAGCAACACGCAGGAGATGGTGCAGCTGGAGAAGGAGCGGCAGAACAAGCTGAACTGGCTGAACGCGAACGGGACGAACAAGGGCTACACCAACCAAATTTACAGCAATTATGACAATCTTTTCGGAGAGAGAGAGCCCTTGCCCGAATACAACGGCATGACGAAGGAGGAGCTTTTCGGCGGCTACAACGAGATGGCAGAGAGCCTTGCGGAGCAGAGGAAGGCACTGCTTTCCGCCGCACTGGCGCAGAACCGGACGGAGCAGGAGAAGGCAAACGGCAATTATGACGAGCTGGCAAGGCAGGCATACATCCTGAAGCGGCAAAACGAAAACGCACTGCCGCAGCAGCTGGCGGCACTGGGCATCAGCGGAGGCAGCAGCGAGAGCGCGAACCTTGCGCTTGCGGCGAACTATGAAAACAGCCTTGCAAGCAACGAGCAGGCAAGGCAGCAGGCATTAAGAGACTATGCTTTGCAGGCATTGCAGGCGCGGACACAGGCGGACAGCGACATCAGCGGCTATTATGCGGACGCAACGCAGCAGGCGATGAACGCATGGCAGAGCGAGGCGGCGAACCGAAACAGCTGGAACCAGTGGGCGGCGAACTACAAGCAGGGACTGCGGGAATACAGCGACAGCCTGAACAGCCAGACCTATCAGGAGAATCTGGCAAGCAAACAATATGCGGACACACTGCGGCAGCAGCAGATTGACCTTGCCTTGCAGATGGGCGACTACAAAAAGCTGGCGGCAATGGGCTATGACGTTAGCTATTTGAAGCGGATGCAGGATGCGGAGCTGGAGCAGCTTGCACTGGATGCAATGCTGACAAGGGCGAACATCGCTAAGGTGAACAGCAGTGTGACACGAGGGAGCGGCGGAGGGACAAGAAGCAGTAAAGGCGGCAAAGGCAACAGCGGCAAGGGCGGCGGAAACGGCGGTAGCAGTAGTAGCGGAACAGGGAAAGGGACAACGGATGTCAGTGCAGCAGGCTTGATGAAATTGCAGAACCTTGTGAATTACTACGGGACAAAGAGCAATCCGCTTGTAAACACTGCAATTCAAAATATGCTGAAAAACGGAACAATCAACGAGGCTACCTACAATGCTTTCCTGAAAACGATGAAATAACAGGCGGAGGTGCGGCGAATGGCTTGGTTATCCTTAGAGGAACTGAAAAAATATGATGCGAAAAAGGAATTAAAAAAGATGGGGCAGGCGGAGAAATCCGCCGCCTCTTTGCGTTCCGGGGGGCAGCCTGTGGAGGTGGTGCGAGACACCGGAGCGAAAGACGCAGTGAAGAATCTGCTGGAAAAGCACAAAAAGAGCAGGGCAATCAGAAAAGAGATGCAGAGCATCGGGCAGGATTTGCGCAAGAACAAAAGCACAGACCTTGCGGCATACCGGAGGGGGGCACAGAAGCAGGCAGAGCTGCAGAAAAAACTGCCCGGTGCAGCCTTTACGGCAGGACTATTGGAAGGCATGGGCGGCAACAGCAAGGATGCGGCGGTAAAGCTAATCGGGAATGATGCTTTGACGAAGCAGAACGAGGCGATGCAGGAGCTTTTCAAGCAGACGCAGAGCAACCACAAGGGCATGGCGGCGGCAGGCAGGCTGACCGGAGAATTTGCGAAGGCAGGCGCAGGCTACATGACCATCGGCAAGGCGGCGGAGGAAGCGGCATTGAAGGGCATGGGCGCGCTTGGCAGGAGGATGACGGCAAGCACAGCACCGGACATTGCACAGAAGGCGGCGGCGAAAATTCTGCTGAACCCGAAAAACGCGAAGGCGGCGAGAGTGGCGGCAGGGCTTCTGGGACAGCAGGCGGCGGACACAATGGTGAACACGCCGATGACGATTGCGGCCGGGATGGCAGACGGAAAAAGCCGCAAGGAGATTGCGAAGGATGTTGGAAAGCAGGAGGCAATGGATGCAGCGTTTAACGTGGGGCTTGCGGCACTGGGAGCCGGGGCGAAGAAGGCAGGACAGGTGCTGGAGCCAAGACTTGCGATGCGGCGGGAGAAGGCGTTGCAGAAAAAGGGAATCGGCAAGGCAGGAGAAAAAATAAAAAAAGAGAACGTGCTGCCCGGAGATGTAACAAGCCCCTCCGTTACGCCTGAAAACGCAACTGCACAATTCTCTGCTAATACTGTACCAAAGACGGCAGAGGGTGTCAAGAATACGGGGCTATCCGAGAAGAAACTTCTTTCTGCGGATGAAATTCCGGAGAAAATCCGACAGGAATATGAAAACTGGAACAACCCCGACTACATGGGGGAAAAGCTGCGCGAAATCAGCGAGAAATACAGCGGTGACAGCCAACAGTTTGATGCGGAAGTGAAGAAGATTACAGGACGCATGCAGGAACTGGAAGATATGCTTGGCATCCGCACGCAAAGGGTAAAGGATACAGAGAAAAAGATTCAGACAGGAGCAGTAAAGGAAATGAAGAAAATTCTTTCTCTTTCCGGAAAGGGAGAAACAGAGGAAACAAAGAAGCTGCTGCAGACCGCAGTTCTGGAAGGCAGAACAGGAAAAATCAGCGAGCAGACCAGAGAAAGAATTTTCAATGAACTCTTTGACAGGGGACACATCAGCAACAGGGCGGATATTGACAAGGACTTGAAAAACCACTTGAAAGGGCTAACGCTGAAAATTTCCAGACAGGATGCAAGCAACATCCCCGATTTCAAGCAGTGGCGAAAGGGGACATTTGGGAAAATCCGCAGTGTAGGCGTAGGAGAAAAAGGAAACATTGATTCCGTGTGGATGGAGCTGCATGAAAAGTGGCCGCAGCTATTTTCTGATGAAATTACGAACCCTGCGGAGCAGCTTTTGAAAATCAAAGAGGTTGCGGATGAGATGACCTACAGAGAGATCCCCTTGGCGGAAACCATTGACAGCGGCGCAAGGGATGGATTGAAAGCGGAATTTGATTCTGCCATGGACAGGCTGCAGACGGAGCTGCAGAAGCTGACCGCTTACACCAATGACAGGGCGGCAGTGCAGAAAAGAAAGCTGATGCAGGAGGGAATCCCTTTGCAGGTGGACTATAACAAAATGTCAACCAAGGAAATGAAGGAACTATATAACCAGAGGTATCAATACAAAAAAGCCGCAGACAAGGTGCGCAGCAGAAAAAACCTGACAGAGGGGGACAAGGCACTTCTGGACAAGCTGCATCGGGGGGAACTGGATGCAGAAACGGCAAAAAAATATGCAGGGCTGAACGGTGACGACCTGATTGAGGTTTACAATGCGGAGAAGCCGCTTTATGCCACAAATCAGATGATTCGGGAATATAAAAAGCAGGCAAACAGCAGATTTGACGGGGATTTTTCTGACATTATGGGGGATATTCCCATTCAGAGCGAAGGGAAAAAGGGCTGGCGCGACCTTTCCCCTTTACGGCTGATGCGTGAAACACAGGAAAGAATCCTTGACATGATTGCCCCGACGAAGGAGCAGGCAGGGCGGTTAAAGCAGACCTTATTTGACCCGATTCATGCAAATGAGAGAGACAGGACGCTTTTCAAGAATGCATTTATCGACAGGCTGAAACAGACGGACATCAGCACAAAGAATAATATTCCCATCAAGCTGCCGAACGGTGAAAATGTGAAAACAAGCGAGAGTGCCCTGGTGCAGTGGCTGGGAGAAAACAGATACCAGCTGCGGCAGATGGAGCGCAAAAAGGGCAGAGCGACAGTAGAGGAAATTGCAAACGAGCAGGAGCTGCGCAGACAGATTGAGCACATCGAAAGGAGCCTGAGCAGGGAGCAGCTGCAGCGGATTGACAACGGGATTGCAGAATTTACGGAAATCTACAAGGAAATCCACCCGAAAATCAATGAGGCACTGATTCGCAACGGATATGAGCCTGTTGGGTATATTGAAGGGTACTTCCCTCACATGAATTTTGATGACCCGAACAACGTGGTAGAGGCGATGGCAAAAAAGCTGGGCTTTGATTTTTCCTCCAAGGAGCTGCCGATGGACATTGCCGGAAGAACGGAAACCTTCCGCCCGGGGAAGAAATGGGCAGGAAACCTGCTGACGAGAACCGGAACAGAAACGGACTACGATGCGCTGCGTGCCTTCGACCAATACATTGACAACATTTCGGATGTCATCTACCATACGGATGATATTAAGCGGCTGCGCTCCTATGAGGACTACATGAGATATACGCTTTCGGATGAGGGCATCCGGGCAAGGGTTGATGCGGTGAAGAATAACATGGACTTGACTGCTGCGGAGAAAGAAAAGCGGATTGATGAAATTTACGAAGGGGTGCAGAATCACAGCTTGCAGAACTATGTAAGCAACATCCGTGCATACACAGACCTGCTTGCCGGAAAGAAGCACAAGGTTGACCGTATTCTGGAAACGGAGGTATTCGGCAGAAAGGTTTACAAGGCAGTAAACGCGATAGAAAACAGAGTTGCCGGAAACATGGTAGCCGGAAATATCGGATCCGCACTGACAAATTTCATCCCCATCACGCAGGGCATGAGCAACATGAGCATTGGCAGCAATCTGCGCGGACTAAAGGAATCCCTTATAAATATGACAAAGGGAGAGATGGACGAGCTGACGAAAAAAAGCACCTTTCTTGCGACAAGAGAGGGTTCGGAGCAGCTTTACAAAAGCACCATGCAGAAAATCAGCGAGGCAGGCGGGAACTGGAACCCTTTGCAATGGATGGAGGCGGCGGACAAATTCACCACGCAGGCAGTCTGGCGCAGCCGTTATTATGACAATCTAAAAAAAGGCATGGAGGAAACGGCGGCAATCCAAAATGCTGACGATTTTGCAAGAGGACTTTTTGCAGGGAGAAGCAAGGGCGCGATGCCTACGATGTTTTCCAGCAAGACCCTGAAACCGCTGACGATGTTTCAGCTTGAGGTGAACAACCAGATCAGCTATCTGATGAAGGATATCCCGAAGGAGGCACAGGGCAGCGTTGCAAAAATGATGAAGGCATACGGTGGGCTTATTATCGGGGCTTACATCTACAATGATGTTTACGAAAAGCTGACGGGGAGACGTTCCGCATTAGACCCATTCAGCACAGCCAATCAGGCAATCGGCGACCTGACGGGGACACAGGTACGCAATACGCTGGATATTCTGGAGGATGCGGCAAAAGGAAACGGTGTGCAGCTGACGGAGCGCGTAGAGCAGAAAAAGCCTTCCGAGGCACTGGAAAATGTGCTGGGAGATATTGGCGGAAATATGCCCTTTGTCGGCGGGTTACTCTTTGACGGGGGACGTATTCCTGTGCAGTCGGCACTTCCGAGTGTGACAACGATTGCAGGAGCTTTCGGGGATGCGGCAAGCGGCGATGACACAAAGGAAAAGGCGCGGCAGACCATTAAGCAGGAATTGGAAAAGCCGCTTTGGTATCTGGGGATGCCGATTGCAGGCGGACAGGTAAGAAAAACTGTGAAGGGTTTAGATCTGATGCGAGAGGGCGGCAGCTACACCCAGACGAACAAGGGGGAAAAGCTACAGTTTGCGGTTGACCAAGACAAGAAAACGAACTGGGCGCAGGCGGCACTTTTCGGGAAATGGGCAGTGCCGGAGGCACAGGCGCACATGGAGAAGAACCGGACATTGAGCGAAAAAAGTACGGAAACCTATGAAAAGCTGCGGCAGGCAGGGGCAAAGAACACCACAGCCTTTGAAAGCATTAACAAAATGAACCGAGAGGACAAGGGGAGAGACAAGCGCAGAGCGATTCGCAGCGCACCACTGAGCGCGGATCAGAAGGCAATCCTTTACAGAAGTATTCTGAGTGACAAGCAGAAGGACAAGGAAATTCTGGACTACTTCAAATGGACAAACAGCATGGGCGAGGTTGCGGACTACCTGATGCGAGCAGCGGACTATAAGGACAATGCGGCCAAAAAGGCTGCTTTGCAGGATGCGAAGATTTCGGACGATGAGAAGGAATACATCTACATGGAAAAATTTGTGCAGGATAAAAGCAAGGAAAAAGAACAGAGCAGGATTCGAGCGTTGCGAGAGGCCGGCATTGGGATGAATGATTATCTGAAAATCAGAATGAAATATGGGCAGATATATGACTATAAGGATGCAGAAGCCAGAATGAGACAATGGTTGCAGGAGGAAGGCTTTAGCTGGCAGGAGCAAAGTGTAATCAAAGAGCAGTTTATTTTCTGGGGGATGCACCCGAAGAAATACAAGGGGTAATTTTCTATACCACCATTTTGTTGACCGCAACAAAATGAAAAGAAAATTTGCAGAAAAGGGGGTTTTTCTTTACACCCCCTTCTGCAAGACATGCTATAATAGCAGTGCCGAGACAGAAAGTTGTCAGGTTTCTTTCTCATTAAGCTGTAGAGCAGCATTTTTTCCCCTTGCCGGGGCAACCCGGCACTAACGCAGCATAGAGAATGGGCACAAGCGAGTGCGTCGGTTCGATTCCGGCAGCTGCGAAGAAATCCTATCTCCTTTAAACTGATAAGCTGAATATGCCCCGATGCGGCATTGCGGGGCGAGAGATTGAAAACCGAAAGGTTTTGCAGGGAGTGGTGCAT